GTAGCAAAAACATTAGAAGGAGTATCTATTGTCTGCGTAGGTGTACCATTAACTGTAAAATTATTTGCATTACCTGAACTGTCTGTTCCCAAAGCACCGCTATTCTCTCCTTTTAAGAAGAAGCCATTAGTTCCGTAAGTAACACTTGGTGCAGTCTTAGGAATCCATATTCCTGTAGTAGAATCTGTTTCGCCAAAAGTATCTGCATCATAAGCTGTGCCGTCAATGAAGTGTACATGAGCCATTGAGCCATTATAGTAAGCAACATTATCTTCTGCTCCAATTTGATGTACAAGAGTGGCATTTATATAAGAGTCTAAATTTTGTCCACCACCAAAATTATTTGTACTAAAATCAGTTTCTAAAACTCCATTAACATAAATTTTAACTCTATCGTTAGCTGTGGCTTGTGTGCTATCGTATGCAACTACAATATGATACCAAGCTGAAGTATCTCTAAATAATCTTGTAGTTTCTTTATCAAATCCATTTCCTGTACTACCACTTATAACAGTTAAAACTCTTATTTTGTTACTTGCAAATCTAATTGAAGTATAACCTGTAGCATCAGGTTCTGCATACCATAATCCTTGGTCGGTAGCTGTGTTAGATGGTTTTACCCAAGCACTCCAAGTCCAAGTTTTTCTATTTCCAGCTGTTGATGGTGTTCTTGATAAATATGTACTAGCCATTAGTTAAATTGTATTCCATTGTTTATGCCTACAGTAACAGTTATGCTAAATGCTCTGTCGGCGGTTTGTAATTCTGCGTCTGTTGCTCTTAAAGTAAAGTTATAAACTGTTTCTCCTGTATCGCTACCACTTTCAGTACCACTTATCACACCAGTAGAAGTATTTAAAGTAATTCCACTTGGCAACGCACCTGATTGTACGGAGTAAGTTATTGCACTATCTGAAGATGCTACTACAGTTTCAGAGAAAGCACCACCCTGTGCTACTGAACCAAGTGAGCCTGAAGCAGTTGTCCAAGTAGGTGCATCTGAAACAGTTAGTAAAGCGGTAGAACTTCTACCTGCTAAACCATCTGGGTTTTCTACTCTAACAAAATATGTTCCATCAACTGCTAGTGTAGCATTGACAGTTAATTGTGTAGCACTATTTCTAGTTACTGTGTTAGGATAATATACTGCACCTGTGGTGCTGTGAAATTCTACTGTAGGAGTTATAACAAAGTTAGTTCCTGTAATCACAATATTACTTGCATCATTAGTAATAGTATCTGGACTAATAGAAGTAATGGTAGGTTTTGTTTCTTCAATTGTAACACTTCCACCTAAAGAAATTGCTGAACCATTAATAGTAATACTGCTATTATTTAAAGCACCATTTGGAATATTTGTTAAAGATGCTCCACTACCAGAAAATGTTGTTCCTGTTAAAGAGCCAGTAATATTAATATTTCCTGTGCCATCTATATTATTTGAATTCAAATCTAAATTTCCGCCTAATTGTGGCGTTGTATCTTCAACAACATTAGCTATACCTGGTGAGATAGCTGTCCAAGATGAACCATTATAAAATTTTAAATTATTATCTGTTGTATTAAATGCAAGATCTCCTTCATCTAAACTTGCTGTAGGATCAGAACTTTCAACTCTATATCTTTCTGCAAAAGAATTTACGCCAGATAAATTGTTTGCAACTGTATTTACATTAGTAATTGATCCACCTACATTATTTACATTAGTAATATTTGTTGCAACAGTTCCAATATTATCATCTCCATTTAAGTCTGTTGCTATTGTTCCTATGTTCGCAGTATCTCCTGCAACTGTTGTAATGTCGGTACTTATAGAAGCTACAGTAGTAACTTCAGTTGCTTTAGGAGTTAATCTATGAAAAGTATAAGTATTTAATGTTGTGCTTGTTTCAACTAATACACCAAAACCAGCAGTTAATACTGTAGATCCGCATCCTGTAATAGTTACAGTAGATCCTCCAATAGTTCCTCCAGAAATTGTAACAGTTCCTGCACTTGGAGTTCTTGTACTTGCAATTGCTTGAATAGAAACAATTGTACCAGCACCATCATTTATATCTGGATTAGTATTAGGAAAACTTGTTTCATTTGTAATGGGAAAAAATCCACCAACATCATCTACTAAATCTATTACTCTAGCATCAATAGCTGCTGTAGTTGCAATAAAACTATCTGAAGCTGACCAACTATCACCAGAATCAATTGTTTCTGAACTATCTTGTCTAAAATATCTTGTATCAGAAGCTAATGTGGTAAATAAAGTTACATCATCTGGAGTTGATCCAGAAACCTCTGAATTAGTTATTAATACTGCATCAGCAATTTTATCAGAAGTTACTGCATTATCATTAATTTTAGCAGTAGTAATATTGCTATCAGCTATTTTTGCTGTAGTTACATTGGCATCTAAAATTTTTGCAGTAGTAATGTTTGCATCAGCTACTTTAGCTGTGGTAATTTGAGCATCTGCAATATGAGCAGTATCAATAGATCCATCTACATAATGTTCTGAATCAATGCTATCATCTGCTATTTTATTTCCGTTAATAGCATCTGCAGCAATTTTAACTGTAGTAATTGAACCATCAGCTAATTTAATAGTTGTAATTGCTTTTTCAGGTAAAGAATTATTTGTTTTGGATAAAGCACCAATATAAACATTATCAATTGATTCATTAGATAATGAGCCACTATCCCAAGTAACATTAACTGTTGTATTGGTTGAAAAAGAAGAAGAACTAATTGTTCCATAAATAGTTCCTGGAGTTGTTGCAGTAATTTTAATTCTTCTACCTTCATGATAAATAGAAGTTACATCTGCACCATTTATTGTAAAAGATGTTCCACTTACATAAGTAGCTGTATAAGCTCCATCTCCATCACCATAAATAACCCATTGAGCATCATTATACCATTCTCTTGTGTTAACCATTAATGCTCTTATTGCATTATTAAGTTGAGAAGGTAACATTCCTTCAGCTACACTAATAGTGTTTAATGTAGTGTTGCTTGAATTGGTGGTTGAATAGTCTTTAATTCCTGCCATATTTTCCTAACTTATAAACCAAGTAAAAACCTTATCTGTTTCTACATTATTTTTATTAATTAAACTGTTAACTGATTCTTCCAATTGTCTTTGAAAAAATTCTTGTAGTTCAAATGAATATCTAACATTATCTATATCTTTTTCAATAACTTCATTTGCCATTATCTTAAACTTCCTTTACTTGCAACAAAATCTATACCTTGAGCATCATTCCAAATAGTATTTTCTGGTATTAAAATATTAGCTCTTACATATCTTCCAGAGGCTCTAACAGGGTTTAAACCACTATTATTCATAGAACTATAAGGGGTTTGGACAGGGGTGTCAGTTAAACGATCTCTTACCTTTAAAGAGGCAGTTGCTTGAGCATCTACTAAAGGTCTTATGGCCTGTATATTAGTTCTAAATCCTGGAGCTAATTCTACCTCTGTTGTTTCAATTTCAGCTTCTAAAGTTGTTCCAGAAAAAATAGCAGCTTTAAAATTTGAATCAATTGCACCTAAAAGTAATTGTCCACCATCCCAAAAAGATGTATCTAATGATACATTAATATCATCTAAGTTTTGAGAAATTAAGTCCATTAATTCTACTGTGTATGCTCCAACAAATTGTGTAAAAATACTAGAAGCATTTGTTTTTGCAGTTGACCATTTTTCTGTAATGTAATTATAAATTAACAATTTATCACAAATACCAGTTGTGTTACTTGAATTGTCTTTAGATGGGTATAACCAAATAGCTAATTGATTAAAAGGATCTACTGCTGCTGTAATTCTATCTGTATATGCTTTGTTTAAATCATTTTCAAAAAAACGATTAACTTTTTCTGCTCCAATAGCTTTAACAGTATCTCCACCTATTTCAAAAAAACCATCGTCTGCATAAAAGAATACTCTTCTATCATCTTGACAGACTGTTCTTCCATACACAGCACCTCTATTAGGAGATATAACTGAAAATCTAAATACAGTTGCACCACCCACATAATCCATACGAATGATTTGATTCTGTCTAAAAATATAACCCACTTCTCCAGAGGTTATGTTAGTAATTTGTCCTCCTGAACCTGGTAAATCTTGAAAGTCAGCAGATTTAGCACCAGGATTCCAAGTACCGATATCATTAATACCTGACCATTGAACTCTATTTGTATTAGTAGGTTGATTACCTGTAACTAAAAAATCTCTAATAACACCTGATACTCTAAATGTTGGAGGTGTTCCGTCTGTTGCAATAGCTGACAAATCTGCAAAATTAGTAGAAGTACCCATCAAATAATATTGAGGAGCATCTACACCATTACTTGCAATGACATAGTTTCCAAATTGAGTGAAGGTAAAAAAATCGGTAGCATCTCCAGTTAGAGATCCTTTTCTTGAAGTAAATGTTCCAGAAGCTAATTGATAAATGTCAGTTGTGTTTGAAGTAAAATTATAAACATTATCTGAACCATCTCTAAATGAACCAGCTCCAGTACTGTCTTCTCCCATAGTATTAGAGGAATAAGAAACTAAACTTCTTACAGGTTTATAACTATCTCTAGCAAAATAAACATTAGTCGCAACATTCGCACCTGGGTTTAAATGTGGCGGTTGATCCGGTAGCCATTCTCCAAACTTAACTTGCATAATTACCTATTACTAAAGTTAGAAGCAATTGTATCTTCTGAACGCATTTGTAATGGCGAACCTGAAAATTGATCTTCTCTATCGTTTAATTCTAATCGTTCTAAAGCAGTTCCATACATTTGTTGCCATGTCTGAACTTGTCTTGCATCAATCCCACCTAAAAAATTAGCCGCATGAAATAAAGATCCATATAAATAAATAGCAGGGTGGTTTTGCAAAATATAATTAGTAGTATTGGAAGATGATAAAGCATCAAATGTTTTATAATAATTCATGTATGCAGTGTATTCAGCATCTGGTTTAGGAGAGAATCTAAGTGTATCTCCTAAAATAGTATAAGTAAGAGGAATGCCGGTAGTAGAAGTTCCTCTAATAGAATCCATTTGAGATGGAGTCATATATTTTAAAGGATATTTAGTAGATCCTGAAAGGATATAAAAATCTCTTATTTGCAAAAACCCTGTAGGTAAATTTTCTGTTTCTGCATTAATTGTAATCGTAGCTTGATTAATCATTTTACGAATACGAAGTTTAGAGTTTAAATCAGCTTCTGCTAAAACAATAAAATCATCTGCTATCTCTGTAGATAAATCTGATCGGTTTAACCAATTTGCAATAGATGCTTTCAATTCTGTGTATGTTGTAAGTGCCATTATAATCTTCCTGATGCAGTTCTAAAATAGCGAAACTCACTAGAGTTTAGCTTTTGTTTTAAAATTTTTGTTTGTACATCTTTAGGTAAGGCAAACCAATTACCATTTCCATTGTACTCTTTACTCCACAACTCTAATACTAAAGTGGGAATAGAAGCAACTCTTTTTAAATCTCTTGATTTAGAGTAGCCATCATTTTTATTGTACAGTTCTTTATTGTGTTTTAAAATAGGTTTGTAATCTACATTTCTCTCAATAATAACTTTCTTATTAGAATCATCATCATGATATTTAGTAGTTATTAAACCATCTTGCTCCACTAACTTGGTCATTTTTTGCCTTGTCCTCTATATGTATTTTTATGCTTTTTACTATGCCTACCTGGCCTTTTGCGTCTTTTACCTTTTATAAAGTCATTGACACCAAAGCCTTTAGACTTCTTTGCCATTACTTAGATAATTGAGAAATAGATGCTTTTCCGCCTGAAGATACCTGAACAAAAGATATTTTTTGTCCTGGATTTACAATTAAATATTCTACTTCATCAGCAGGTAAATAAGTGTTAGCAGAAGTTGCTGTTGGGTTGTCACCAATAGCAAAGTAAGAAGCTGAAGATGCACAAATTCTAATAGCATGAATACCATTTGCAAAAGCAGCTGACTGACCAGCAGTACCTGTGTAATCTACATTCTCATTGGAAACGATAGTGTATATTCCGTTTGTTTTCATATTTTAATTCTCCTAAATGTTTTTCTATATAAATGATTTTAGGGGGTGTTTCCACCCCCCATTTTATAATTATCTTCTAATAATTACTGTGAAATTAGCAGCTACTGTATTAGTAGAAGCACCATCAGTAATGATTTCAATAACATCACCTTCTGATACTGAACTTAAAGCAGTAGGTTCAGCAGAATCTACATCTCCAGCAGCTGAACTAGCATTAGCAATAGTAATTGCTCCACCAGTAACCACAGTTCCGTTAATTTCAGTAGTAATAGCAGCATCTGCAGTTGCAATTGCTCCGTCAATAACTGATTGTATTTTTATAATCTTACCAGCGTCAGGTGCTACAACATAAGCAGAACCTGCAGTAGATACATCATCTAATTTAACTGTTAAGAAATAGTCGTTTAATGTTCTCATTTTATTTTCTCCGTTTGCTTCGTTCCGTCAATGACTTCAAAGACCAAACAAATTATTAGTTTAAGTTGTAAGAAGGGGGATTGCTCCCCC